ACCTGTTAACATATTTACTCCTTAATGACCAAAATAGTCAAGATAGCTGTAATCTACATTATTAACAGCATCGTATACAGTTTCTTCGTCTTCCGGGATGTACCCGTAACTTCTCGGATCATTAAAGTAACTCATAGCTGCAGCAAAGAACACAAACATCAAGCAGAGAATTATAATTGATACAGCGCATGCTTCAAGTACTATCTTCTTTCTATTCTTCGCCATTTCCCCACCTCTCTTCTATGAACTGATCAAGACTTGAAATAATATTCTTATCAAGGATACTCTTTGTTTTAAACCATTCATCATAATAGTTATTTCCGAACTTAGCGCTGATTGCATAAGGAATGCCGAAGAATACTGCAGTGAAAAGAATAGTAAGACCGATAATTATAATAAAATACATAATGATTCCTCCTTTAATAAAAGAAATCATAGGTGAACATGCCACCATGATTAAATTTAGTAGCGAAATACTTATCTTTTTTGCGCAGGTTCCTTGCAAGCCTACTCAAATAAAATCCTAAATACTTTTCCGGAGCAAACTTGCGATTGAAATATAAATGATCCTTAGTAAATTTCTTTGTCACATAAATTACTCCGGTACATACATACCCATCAGACAATGCGTTACAGTGATGAATCTCAACCTCTATATCAGGTACATAATCATGCTCGAGTTTAACAAAAGATTCTCTCATAGCATTAAAAATTACGATTTCTTTACCTGCTTTTATTGGCTTCTTGGATTTCATCACAAAATTAATAAAATTAACATCAGCATATCGAACATATGTCTTGGTTCCATACTCCTCATTCTCGATCTCAATTGGAGGATTCATAAAAGGCTCCTCAATTTTCTTCTTTCTCGCCATTTTTCTCTTCTCCCTTATTCATGCCTTCATAGCATCTAATACACAAATGGATATTGACTCCATTCACATTTTTAGTAGCGAAAGATCTAAATATCTTTCTATTTGATCCTACCGTCTCATAAAGAGGCGTATTACATTTAACGCAACACTCAACCACTTACTTAACCTCCTTAACATTTTTATACTCGGCCACAACGTCAGCCATGCGGTTAATGATCTGCTCCTCGACTCGATCACAAGCCTTGCTGAGCCTTCCGAGTTCATATGCTCCAAAAAGAGCAATACCCATCCATACCATCTTACACAGTTTTGCCATACTTTAATTCCTCCTTTTTAATTAAGCTTTTTGAGATCTTTACCTTAACAGCATAAGAATACCCAAATTTCTCCTTTACTTGGTATACCATATCGGAATAAGCTTTATCTAGACTATTAGCCCAAACTTCAAGCTGTACCCTGCCAATATTCTGATCTGATTTAAATACCGGCCCGTTATAAGTATACTTAGATCTTTCTGCCATGAAATACCTCCTTAAATAATTAAGAGGCTGATTTCTCAACCTCTTAATTATGGTATTACTTTCCGTTCTTACACATTCTCTCGATGGCTTCAACCTTTAACAAGATCGTATCCAGCTTATCAAGTTCATCCAACTTTCCTGCCTGTTCTACAGCAAGCTCTTTGCAACTGGACATAAGCCTGCAGTAATCCCTTATGAGTAGAGCTATAGCATCGTCTACATCTCCGAGATCACTTAAGTTAAGTCCAGAAACGCTTAAGAGTCTACTAAGCATTCCTTCAAGATCATCAAACAATTTAGCTGTTTTGTCCTTTAAAGTAATTTCATCCATTTTTGATACCTCCATAAAATTGGGCATAATTACCCATAATGGAGCATGGAAAATTTGCGAACTGAACAAGAAAGAGGGCTTAAACGATCTTGCCCTCCGTCTTTTGAGATTTCCGGTTTTGGTTATTTAATGTTTAAAACACCAAATTAGAAATCCAGCCGCCAGTACAAATAATCCAAATGGCACTAAATATAATGCCAGATAGAGTATAAGTACACCGGCCATTTCAGTTATACATCCTATCATTTATACACCATACCTTTCTACCTCCATAATGGGATATGAAAAAATTAAGAGAAAGAATATCGTGGTCTTGTCTAATTCGTTTCTTAGCTGGGAGTCGCCCAGTCTTATTTCTTATGTGATAGCATCTCAGCTAGAGGGGCTCTCACCCTCGACTCACTTCTGCCGCGTTCTTTCTCATAACATAGCATGGAAAAATTGAAAAGGAAAAGGCCTTAATCGGCCCTATCCTTTATTGATCTTAAAATCTTTTCATAAATAATCATCATAATAATAACGTTCATCATAATTAATACCTCCTATTGTGAATTGGTTTTATTTCTCATAATAAGGTATGAAATTTTTGCAAAAAACGAAGAGGAGATGTAATAATTTTAGTTAATAACAAGTTTCTCCTTAACATAATACATGCACATCATATTACTATTATCATCCTTCTCAATGTCTCCTTCTTCCTTATACCAAACAATATATCCATCTCTACGCTCCTCAACTTCACGAGTCTGTGAGTATCTTTTAACTCTTTCGTTCGCTGAAAGCTTACATAAATCCATTGCTTTCTTAAAAGTACTAAATACACTCTTGAGAACAGTTTCACCAGTTCTAAAATCGCACTCTATTACACAATAAACCTTCATATTAGTTCCTCCATTTTTAACATCTCCTCTTCATAATAGGACGATACTTTTTTGCGAAAAATGAAAAGGCTGGGAATCTTTCTACCCAGGGGGAGTTGGACGTTGTTCTCAATCCAGGCCGAAACCGTTCATGAGCTTCCATCTTTTATTAAGTGGTCCCCTCCTTTCAACCACTGCTCTCTACATTTAGTTGCCCTCTTCATAATAGGACGATACTTTTTTGCGAAAAAGAAAGAGGGTCAAATAAACCCTCTTAGAAACCTAATAGTTTCTTATGATTCTTCAGAGCTATAACACCTAAACCAGCTCCTACTAAATATAAACCAACTACTATAATTTCTACTATTGTCATAGTATCACCTCCTTCTCATAATAGGACAATATAATTTTGCGAAAAAGAAAAGGGCAAGATTTATTCACTCCTCCATACGCACGAGCCCGGAGGTAGTGGACCCGCACGCATAGAAAAGTGTGGAAGGGAGAAAACAAATAATTGTCAGTGAGCAATAGTAATAAATACTTTATAGATGCCGTCAGTATCTTCTCTGGCATCTAGGTTTTCAACCATATCGAGAAAAGTCGTCCAAGGAATATCATTCTTTGGATCTTTATACTCTATTCCATTAATAACAAAAGGTATATCATATTGTAAGTCTATTAGGTCTTTTACCGTCATAGATTTCTACCGATTAAATAGCTGTTCGGCCCTCATTCTTACCACATACAATATAATGATTGTAATATTCGAAGAAATTATCTCCAAATGCGTCTCTGAGATCAGAATATCTATTCTTATACACCTGTACACAGAACTCTGAAGATGTCTTTGAATTTGCAAGACCGGGCTCTTCAAAGAATTCCTTCATACCACAATCGCAAAAGTGTTTCCAAAGCATCTCATCAGAAGCACCGTAATATGGATCACTTGCAACGTCAGGTCTTGACTCTGCATATACCTTAGGATCAAATACAGGTGAAAAGTCAAGTCCGTTTATGAAATATCCGTCATCTGATACAACAGGCGCGGGAGAAGACCCAGAAGCAAGCATCATATCAACTGTATCTACGACAGCTCCCATATTATCATATAAGAAATTGCCGGGACATGCTTTGCGAGCAAACCATCTATGAACTGCTACATTCTGTTCAGGAGTACCTGCCAAGAACTTATTTGCAGACCATTTAAGTACAGGAATACCGTTTCTCTGACAAATATCAGTCATTAACAGTACAAGTGAATTAATAGCAGCTACTGACATAGGCCAATCACCGCCGAGAGTGCAGTTAGCAACCTCAATTGTGATAGACTCATGATCCATCATAGCGCCGGTAAGACCATTAACGTTAAGGTCTCCGCCAGTAGTCCAAGCTCTACAGCATTCAGGTACACACTGTATAATTGTACCGACAGAATCAATTATATAATGCGAAGATGCCTGTCTTGCGGGATTCTGGAACACTCTCGCAGTTGCTTCTGCCGGTGAGTTACCAGCTGTGCAATGAGGAATGATTGTCCATTCTGATGGTTTCTTTTTAGTATTCCTTGGAAACGTACAGTTATCAGTCCACATTGCTTTAAGAGCAAGAGGGCTATCCGGTTTCCTATTAGGATCTACATGATACGACATAAATATCCTCCTTAAGGTCTATACGCATCAAACTCGTCTTTCATACGATTCAGGAGCATCTGTGAAATGGGCTGCATCTCGGCACTGCAAAACTTACAAGTGTTGAGATTAACATCACCCATTACCACAGTTCTCGCTCCGATCTTATAATGACAATTGGAACACTCAATGCCTGTTCCTAAACTTGTTACCGCGTACGACCATGTTGCTTTCCTTTTTTTCAACATGCTCTTTGATCTCCTCAACAGGTTCAGCTTCAACTTCAGGTGTTTCTTCAACAACCTCTACTACAGGTTCCGGATCAGCAGTAAAGTCAACATTCTTAAGCTTACCATGACTGATCCAGCCCTTTACAGTTGTAGTTCCTACGCCATCAAGAGATGCTGTAATTACCTGGCCGTCGCCTACATACACACCAGCACGATCTTTCATAAAGACAATCTCACCATCAGCAATGTCTGAGAAGTCTTTTGAAATATCAATGCAGCACTCCAAGAGCTGTCCGTAGTTCTTGAAGTTCTTATTGGTCAAATAAGAGATCAGGCCGAGTTCATCAAATGCCATTACATCTTCCCCAGCAGCAAATATCTTTGTTGATCTGGTGGAATTAAATGATGTTGAGCTGGAAAGACGAAGCTTATTTGCTTTGGTAAGAAATTCTCCGGATGCTCCCTGAACATACAAGGTCTTAACATCACAAATATCTTTTACTTTCTTAACAAGATCTTTATTCTTCATCGGTAGTCTCCTTTGCCTTTTTGATCTTCTTAACAATCTGATTTGCACCAGTCGCAGCAAGACCTGAAACGATTCCTACAGCAATAGCCGACATAACATCTGTCGCAGGGAACTTCGGGATTACGAAATATCCAACAGGTCCGAGAATAGCACCACATACAATGCAAATTGCAGGAATAAGATCGTCATTAATCTTGGGAATAGACTTAACAACAACACCAACTCCGTAGCTGATAACTGCAATTACAGGCATAGCAATGATTCCGAACAATGAAAATTCCATAACAAAACCTCCTTTATTTTAAACCAAATTTACTTGCTAAATATCCAATTATAAGACCTATAATTGATGTTCCGATATACATTCCAACGGTACGCCATTTATCACCATCACGATCTTCAAGAGCTTTAAGACGCTCACCCTGATCCTTAAGTTCCTGGACCATATGATCAACACTGACAGCTAATCGTTCTACAGATGTCGCGAGTTTAGTTATCTCTTCAACATGACCTTCGATAATCTCAATACGCTTATTCTGTCGTTTATGCTCAGCATCAGTTCTTTTTTCGAAGTCATCCATATGATCTTCGACTCTTTTTACAAACTCGTCATGTACGGCAATAGACAAATACTCATTGTTAGGCATCACAGTCCTCCTTATTCGAATGCATCTTGATTATTTTTGTAAGCAATAAAAGCATCCATCGATGATGCAACAGGGTCTATTTTAGCCTCATATCGTTTCTTAAGGAGCTTTCTGTTACCATTTGTGTCTTCCATAACTATACAATTACCCATGGCAAACTGCATAATTCCTTCATCAAATATCCATAGTCTATCCTCAGCGAGTTTCTTGATTTCACCTAATGGAACTGACTCAGTACGAGATCCCTGTATAACTTTCTCAATTCCAAAAGGTCCATTCTCGCTAGACCATCGTTCTACGAACTCTTTAGCATTGTAAGGGTCATATCCAAAACATCTTACATCGTATTCCATGCGGGCTATGAATGCGTCGAGTTCGTCGTAAACAATCATCAGATCAAGGATAACACCATCCAGGACTATTAGTGATCCCTCGTTTATAAATTCCTGATACTTATTTCGCATAGCTTGCGGTAACTTATCAAGAGTACGGCTTGAAATATAATTTCGTGTTTTAATTCCAAACGCTCCTCCTGATAAAGGGAATAGGAATGAGAATGAACAGAAGTCGTCACCTTGTGACATATCTGCACCCATAGCACAAGGCATGCCTTTTACATTGTAAATCCTATGAGGAGTGGTTTCTTCATATGTGAAGAAATACGTGAATCCCTCCATAGGTATACCAAATCTCTTAGCTATAATATCATTTCGAGCTGACGGAACATTCTCTGCCCTTTCAACTTCGGTCTGATATGTAGCATAGTCAACAGTATATCCAATATTAGGATTTGCCTTACGCCATAATTCAGGGTGATTAATCTCTTCAATGTCGTCGAGTTTATACCACCAAATTGATACGTGAGGATTGTAGTATTCCCCTCTAAGAATTTTACTAAGCTCAAGCTTAATATCGTCACCAGGGCCATTTCGTACAGTACCTTCTGAAGATGTTGCAATAATAAGCCAGTCATCAACCTTAGAACAGGTCTGCTCAAGAGCCGACATTACGTCTTCTCCTACATCAGATGATAACCACTCATCAACTGTAGCAACTTTACATCTCATTGACTGCAACTTGTCAATCGACATAGGACGAATATCAAGAATAGAATTAGTTAAGAAGTTCTCAATTCCCTTCTTCGTAGCAGCCAATTTAGGTCTATTCGCCTTATTTCCAGTTGTATTTTGAATAGAACCTTCAGTCAAGAATGAGAATAAAGGTCCTCTGGAACGTGTTATAGCAGTCTTTAAAGGTGTAAGTACTTCTTCTCCCAACTGCAAAGTAGGAGCAGTAGTAATTTGATGAGTAGTTGAACAATCTACATTTAAGAAGTAAGCATGAATGCTCGTATCATATAGTGACTTAGCAGCACCTCGACCGACAATGAGATACTGCTTGTTTATAAGTCTCTTTTTAATCTCTTTAATTACATAGTGTCCGCCGCCATTTGGATAAGGCTCAAATACGGATTTTTGAACAAATTCATACCATCCAAATACTTGTTCTCCCCAAACCTTAAAGCTATCAAGCATATGGAAGTCTGATCCGTCAGTTAAAGTAAGTTCGTTTTCGCAATAAGCTATCCATCCTTCAACTGCTTGATCATCGTAATAATAATCAGGATTACGTATGAGGTCGTCAATCCTATTCATTTCCAGGCTAACTTCTTGGTTAACCGGTATCTCCCCTTTTAATACAGCTTCCCGAAACATTCCATAATATCTCGGTGTTGCGGTATTTGATAACATACACTACCTCCTTACCACAACTTTGTATCACCTGGCCTTCTCTGAGAAAAATAATTGATTGGTAACATGGATTCATCGCCGTAATGTATTGCTTGGTGAGTATTAAAACTCACACAAATGAGATTCTCTGGATCAAATAATGCCGGACTTCTGTCCAAAATATCTTCCGCAGTAATTGGGTTAATATGATGGACATAGATCCGGTCATTAATCTCAAACCCTTCCATACCTAAATCGCATCCATTATCGCGGATAATAACGTGGTTACGCGCTGAGCGCCATTCGGCTGACGTATAATACGCCTGATTTAGGTATCTATGACTTCCAAAAGTCTCTTCACCGACAATGCTTGCACGCCTCAGATATCTGTAACGTTCTTCGAAGGTAGGAAGGGTTATGAGTTCAGAATAAGAAAGAATCACATTCGCTCGAGTTTCTCAATACATTCGGAAATATCCATGCGCTCTTCTTCAGAGCCGGCCTTTCTCATCATTTTCTCAAGCTTACCAATCATTTCATCTTTCTCAGTATGAGTTGCCTTAGAAAATGTACAGCGCATCTCAGAAATTGAAGGTCCAAATGCTCCAGCAGTCTCATCGTCATTGATAATGTACGCAATAGAACGCTGATTATCACCAGAACTTATAGTCGCCCAACCATTATTATTGGTGACAGCACCATTACACCAGCCTTTGACCACCATATTATTGGTGACATCACCATTAATACCGGCAACACAAAAACCATTATCCTTATCGTCGCCCATGTACATTACATGAAGATCATGATCATAATTCATACCGAGAGCTTCTGCTAATCCACTTACGGCTTCTTCTTCAGTGGCGGTATCACTCCATCTATAAATCTGAAATTCTCTATTCATTAGTTTCTTCCCCCTGTCCAGTTATCGCGAATGTCGTACGTTTCAACGACATTGGTTTAATCGTAACTTTTCCTACAGTTTTAGTGCTACCGCCACCTGCTTCGTGATCTTTTTCGGGATCTTCTCCGATATCGACGCCGGCTTTACAAACGCTTATACGTTCGTTGTTAATTCTGCAGGGAATGCAATAATCTCAAGCCATATGCGACTTATTTGTCTGGTAATAGACCAATGATTATATACCTCAATCCATAATTTACCGTCATAAATATATGTATTGAGTAAAGCCATTCCTCCATCAGAATATAAAAGATTAATCACACATCTACTCTTATCTACAGCTGTATCTCCGAGATATCCGTTAGTAAGCTGGCTAAGGGTCTTTCCGGTATTTATTGCTGCGTAAGCAAACTGTCCAACAGTCACTGCGTTAGGCAGATAATATCCATCAAGTCTAAACAGCCTAACGTTCTGATTTCTAACATACTCAGCCATATCAAACGGAACAGCGACCTGCTTGGCTTTGATGATGTAGTTGACACCTACGGCTTTGACTTCGGTTGTTGCACCATGACGACCTGAGTTAATGTTTATTGCCTGTATAGGAACGCGTGAGCCAGCATTCACTCCTGCAACCTGAGAATAGGTGTCTCCAGGTCTATAGTCAGGGAGACCAGCTGCTCCAAATTCGCACACAATATCGTGAGTATGCGTCTGCACTCTATCGTCCAAGAACTCACCGACAGCAAGACCATCTGCATCTAAGTGAGCACTACTCTTTCCACTTAAACCTACTCCCTTTGTTGTAGCTTCTCTTAAATCGGGCAACTTGAATTTTGTATTATCGCTTGCCGTTCCAAAAGCATCGCCGATTACTGCATACAACTCTGCATAGGCGGTTTTAAGCACTTCATTACCATTGCATAACAAATATCCACTTGGGACAACTGAACCACCGAAAGGACTAATAGTACCAATCGGTGCATCAGCATATAATGTTCTACCTTCTTGCCAGTTATTTGCGACTGTGGGATCATCGCCAGTTAATACATATTTTTTCTTTTCTTCAACAACATACACTTCCATACCCTCGTAAGGGTATGGAAATGTTCCTGTTGCTGTTAAATCATTTTTTAAAGCAACCTTTTCTCTGGCGTCTAGAGGGGCGGCTGCACGGGGTTCAATATTTGAAGCTAACTTATATGTCCCTTGTTGCCTTGCCATTTTAATTAGTCCTCCTTTATCTCATTAAGACCATTTAATTCTAATCTGTCTTGTTGCCATTGCATATCCAAGATTACATGTATATCTCTTATAGTCTACTGATGTGCCAGCCGCATTATCATGAGTTACATCAGTAATAGTGAACTCACTGGCACATGTTTCCCAAGTGTTAGAAAGAGTATTAAATACTTCAACTGCGGTTACTGTCCAACTTGCAGGTACGTCAAATACTTCAGGATTAGTAACTGTTGCGGCAGGGAATGTAAATTCCTTAACCTTTGCAGTTTTACTAACAAGAGTCTGTTTAGCAATTTCAGTAATACTTGCGATATTCGCCCAAAGTGCATCAACAAATTCATATGTAACTGCGGGTGCGAGAACAGAACCAGCAGGAAGTGGTGAATCATAATCTGCACCAGAGCTATCCTTAGGCTGTTCACCAGCTGCATATGCAACAGTAGCAACAAAACTTGTATGTTCTGCATCTACAGAAATTGTAAATTCATTATTAGCCTGAGCAGTTCCACCGTTAAGTGAATAATCTGTTGCGGCACCTGCTCTATATCCAGAAGTACCATATGCAGGACTAATAGAACCACGGTCAAATGTTACAGTTAATGTATCAGTAACCTCATCTCCAGCTTCAAGTAATCTAGAACCAGCAACTGCAGAACTTGCAGAAGGTCCTGTTAATGAAGGATAAAGTGTAGGAGCAAGAAGGTCTCTCCAAAGAGTTTCATATGTGGTACCCGCAACATAAGTATCTCCCGCATCAATACCACCAACAGATTTAGTAGCTGTTAATGAACTCTGTAATTCTCCATTACTTCCAGCCTCTTGTATATTCTTCTGAACCCAGATATATTCACCAGCATTATCGGGGTCTTCAACGCACTCATAGAAGAAACCATTTGTATAACCTGCAGTTGTTGCTCCAATAAACTGATAAATTTTTCCTTCAAGTTCTGAAGAAGCAGTAGGCATTATATCCATCTGGAACTTATACTGATAACCGCTTAAGTCTACGAAACCTGGAAGTACATCAAATTTATAATCATGTAATGTTTCATCGCCTAAATCAACAACAACTACATTAGTACCAACGGGATAATCCTTTCCGGCACCTTCGGCGAAACGAGCGTCAGTTGTGAATGCATCAGTGATTTTCCATATATAACCTACTTCTGCTGCGGTAGGAGTTGCAGGAATCGATGCAAATGCAGAACTTCCACGGAAAATGTAAGCTCCACCAAGTGCATTGAATTTCTGAGCGATCTTAGTAATAATACTATTGGCCTGGGAATACTCAACAAAATTTGACATGACTGTTTTCTTCCTTTAATTAAGTATCGCTAAAAGCGAATTGAATTGGTTATTGGTCAACGGTTCAGCTTCAGGGATACCTAAATCGACTTCCGAATCTGTATCTCCAATCAGCTGATGACCGTTAATCCTAGGTTTGTTTTCCAGAACACTGTAATCTTTAGTTCCTCCTCCCTGAGAGTCCTTTCCAATATCAACACCTGACTCTTTGAGAGAAAATCGCTCGTTCTTAGACCATTTATTAGTCAATTCTTTACGCGAGTTGATTATTTCGATTCTTCCAGACATATGGTTCCTCCTTATTAAAGTTTTACACCCACGCATATGTTGCGACGCCGTCAGCAACTGTGCATTGAAGTATGTATGTTCTGTCAGCTGATGGCGGTTTTGGCAACGCTATTCCATTAAGATAGAATGTTCCATCTCTACGAATTTCAAGAGCATTACTTCTTTGGCTGTATGAGCCATTGCCTACGGAAAAGAGTATAGGATTTTCGTTATCATAAGTTCCAACGACAGTCCATTTTGAAGAATCGAACTCACCAGCTGGAGCTGCTATAGCAGTATTGCACTGATATATCGATTTTGTGGTATCACTAGATAATTTTACTCGATCACCTACTGCATAACTCACATAATCTGTCGAATACCAGTTTAATAAACTTCCGTCAGAAATTGTTTTGTTATACTTTCCGACAGAATACTCGTACATCGATTCAGTCTCTACATAATAGCCGTTAGCAGATGAATATGATGCTTTAGCTTTTGAATAGTATCCCTGAGCATGGGTTGCTGATGCTTGGGCTTCACAATAATAGCCCTCAGCATGAGAATATGTAGCCAAAGCTTTTGAATTATATCCTTCTGCATGTGCAGATTGACCTTTTGCCTGGGTATAATACCCTTCGGCATGCGCTGTATCGGAATCTGTTTGAACAATTGTTCTGCTACCCTCGGCATGGGATGCATATGAAAGTGCTTTAGTATTGTTACCTTCAGCATGGGAATAAGATCCTTCTGCTCTACAACTGCCGCCCTCAGCGTGAGAAGTATATCCAATGGCGTATGTGCTACTACCTTCGGCGTGCGAATAGGATCCAGTCGCATGCGTATTATTACCTTCGGCGTGCGCTTGAGAATCTGTAGCTTCAGTACTACTTCCTTCAGCATGGGAACTTGATCCCGTAGCTTGACAATTACTTCCTTCAGCATGCGCTTGAGAACCAGAAGCTATGGTACTATATCCTTCCGCATGAGACTGATAATTTGTTGCCTGAGTATACTGACCTTCCGCATGAGACTGATAATTTGTTGCCTGAGTATACTGACCTTCCGCATGAGACTGATAACCTGTTGACACATTAGTTGCTATATCGCCAAATGCTTCTGATTGTTTCTTAGAGTCGGTAATTCTTCCAGGTTTCTCGCTTAATTCTATAGCGAGGCTTTCAACAGCAATCCACTTGGTTGAATCAAATGCCTCAGGAGGATCCGTTATACGTATTTGCGATACGATGCATCGATATATTACATCTTCATAAGTGCAATAATCGCCATACATGTATGCATAATTTGTGCCATGTCTGGCTACTGAAGCATCGTAAGGAGGAGCTGTAAAAGTTGTTCCACCACCGCCTCCACCACCTCCAGATAATATAGCAAGACGAATAGATTCAAGCTTACCAACCATAGCCTGACCAGTGGAGTCAAGCATCATAGGGGCATCGGGTAAAGTACTCATTCGCTATCCTCCATAATCTGATATAGTGTGTTTACTGTGTTTCCATTAATATCCGTGTATTGATGGACTTCAAATCTTGGATCTTCTGACGGTGTAGGAACAAAATTATTTATCCAATCGACAATCTGCCGAATAACCTTGAATGTTCCAGTGTAGGTTATCTGGGACATAAATATCCACCTCCTACTCTTCCATATTTTCCCAACCGGGATCTACTGCGTAGTTAATACGAGACTCAAGTTCAAGAATAAGTTCCTCATAAGAAGATCTTGACGATCCAGATGGAGGATCAAATATCATTTTTACTTTAAGATACATATATGTCTTGACCATCTCCAAGAGTACATTATCCTGGAGATAGTCAGACCATTCTTCAGAAGAATCGCCGATAGAATACCCCTCTTTGGGGCCGGCGCCCAGTTGTGTAAGTATGCCAAAAACAGTATTAATTGCTATGATGATATCTGTATCAAATCCGTCATCTTCATCAGCAATTCCGAGCTGTTTCTTGACAGAGAGAAGTATACTATCTTCCATTTTGAATTTTCTCCTTTATAGTGATATATCGGTATATGATGATCCGTTATAATGTCTGTAAGATATTTCATAACCCTGATCCGGCTGATTAAAATAGCGCTTAGAAATGTAATCAGATCCAGGTAAACGTGAATTCCAACTTGATAATATATCGAGAGATGCTTGAACCAGCTGATTACACTCATCTAATGTCGTTTTAGAGGTTTTCGTGTACCTCACTCCTATCATATAGGAAGGGTTTGACATAGAATTGAGTCTCCATCCAGCAATATGGCTTAGTTTTGATGGAGGATACTTTACTCCGGGACCATCCACGTAAAGCATGAAGTAGGCTATTGTCACATTAGACATATCCCATGTTTCAGCACCAGTTAAATCGTCTAATTTTCTACTATCCCAGAGAAAACATGTCATTATTGAGATTCTATTGGTTATGGCTCCAGCAAAAGACAATAGGCTCTTAACACCACTTCTAGCGAACATGTATGCAACGGAAGAACCAGAGTGCTTTAATTTACTAAGAAATAGCGCTATACCATGAACATTTGAAAGGTTTGAACAACCTGTAAACATTCCGCAAACGCCATTGCTTCCACCTAATCCGGTATTAGTTCCTGTCTCGGCATTATTCCCCCATGATGAAAGAATACTTCCAATATTCTCAAGATTGGAATCGTTCATAAACATACATCCAAAATCGGTGTTCTTATTCATTCTAAGATTTTTTAATGCAGATACATTTTTTAGTAATGAATTTCCCCTAAACATGCTATTAGAGCATAAAAGTTCAGGCATTAGCCAATTATATAAAGGATCTACATTCTCAAATGCTGAATTCATAAATAATGCATCAGATCTCTTTACTGTAGAAACATCCATGTCTGAAACAAATTTAGGAATACCATCCTCGAAAGTACAATAAGCAAATGCACCAGAAATTGTTACAAGTTTATGAGCATTCATCGGCTTTTCTAAAGAGCTAATACTATTTCCGCATCCAATAAATGCGCCAGTAATATCAAGCAATTCTGGAAATTCCTTATTGATAAGCCACGATAAATCTGCATCACTTGCTCCAACAAATGCATTTGCTAAAGTTATAACCTTAGATATATCCATCTTATCAAAATTAACGAATTTTACATTTTCATTAAGATGATAATTAACCAGCGATCCACCGCCATTTGTGCATATACCGAGTGGTTTTCCTGTAGCGCGCCATTCTATAGAAACTGTATTTTCAGCCACATACATGCCGAACGGAGCAAGGTTTACAATACAGAAATACATAGACTCGTTTGTTTTAACACTGCTGCTATTATTATACTGATTGATATCATCCATCGAGAATGTTTTACTAACATTTCTCAATGTCTTTCCTGATACTGAAAAATAAGATTGGCTTGCCAATAACTCCGTTAAAATAGTTCCAAATGGACTTAACTGTGATGGGTAAATAGGATATCCAACTGATCTTTTTGATAATAAAAATGCATCTGACTCATAATTTGATATATCAGCAACCCAACTGTCAGAAACACCGCCACTTATAACTAGCACATCATCATTATATAATGTATATATAAGATCGTTTCCTGTAGAAGTCTGTCTTCTTACCCCAATTTTAGTAAGCTCAAGTGAATCCGTAAATGTTGATTCAGGCATCCACGATGGCTGTAAAGTAGCAGTAAGAGTTGTGTTTTCGGTTACTGTTGTTCCCATTGCTGGACTATACGAACATAATTCTGTTACATCCCAAATATCTCCATTATCGAAATATGCCATTACCGTATAATCGTCAATATCCAGGGTATATGACCCATGAATCGATTCATTACCACTGAGTTCTATATGATCAATCATGCCTAGCATTATAGCCATACTCGCTGAAAGTCCGCTATATAAAGCTGTTAAAATAGTTACAGACTCAACTATTTCAGTTCCCATTTCAGGATCGAAATCACATAGTTTCGTAACCTCATAAACTTCACCAGTATCGTATTCACAAAATACAGTATAATCTTCTATATTAAGTTTATATCCAGGTACGACTTCTTCAAGACCAAAAATATCAAGAGATATTGGTTTTCCAGCAAAAATACTATCCCCAGTCAACCCAGCAGAAGTAAGTGTAATTATAGCATCACCGTATTCTCTTGCATCAGAAATACCGATTTCAGCAGTTCCACCTGTACAAATAAGTTTTACACCTATGTAATTATTATCCTCATGCTTAAGTGCAGGATTAAAATATAACCAAGGCAAAGTATGTCTCTCATTAGCAGATGAAACTGTAAAAGTATGAACTGGATTAGGCCTCATAGTTCTATCTGATTCATCATTTAAAATATAAAATGCTTCAATTCTCATTTCGCCAGATGTATTATCTGGAGAAAGATTGCATTTGCACTGAACTTCAACCTGAGCCTGAATATAAGCATCGCTAACAAGCGGTATTGCTGTAAAGAGTACAGTTGTAGCACGTCGCTCTCTTTCAGACTCAGTCATTTCCGTAACGTCTATATCCTGAAGAACTATAGGATAAGGACTAACATTAGTGTTAAATGATACAATTCTTCCCTGTGTAAAGTCAGATTCTTCTCTTGACTGAGGATTTGATAAGTCAACAATAACTTCATCATCCCAACAGTACTGAGGGAACCTCGGATTTCGATATCCAAAGGTCCTCTCAGTTACCGACACAGGTATTTTATTGTCAGGGTCATAAATCCATCCGTCATAAATATTTCCAGATGTTGATGAATACAATGTTAGATAGGTGATTCCATATTCTCCTTCTTCAGGAAGGACGCCCAGATCATAATACTCGTACTTCCTCTTTACAGTACTCATCCTTTGTCTCCTTTAACTTGAGTGTGTTACTTCATAGTTAACTAAATCGGAATAATTCCATACAATGGTTCTCATTCGATCAAGAACTTCTGTAATACCAGTTACTTTATTGGTTACAGAAGTATTATCTTTAAGAATTGTAATCTTCCACTCATTAGTACTCTCATAGTATTTAATGCTCATGAGTTGAGTGGTCATCTTAACATCACTATGACTTAAATATGTTATAGTAGCATTCTCAGAACTACCATAAATATCTTTCCACTGTACTTTAAGTCCTGCTGTATTAAGACTTGTAGAGGTGGTCTCAACAAGTTCAACGATCGTGTTAGTTTCAGTAGTACTACTTTCGTTGTCTTCTTGCTCACTAGAAAGTGATTCAAGAGTTGGAACACAAGAATACCCAGTGTCATCCCAAGTCTGAACTACTTCTGTAACTCTAACCTGATCTTCGTTACCATATTCATTTCTTATTTCACAAATATCACCGACTTCAAAGTCATCGTGATACTTAAACATGATTGTGGTATCGATTTCACCTTCAAACGCAGTCTCAGGAACTAAATCGACCATTTTCTCTACACCTTTACTTACAAGAGCATTTGTGTACTGGTCTACATCCATTACAGTATTTCCACTTGTTATAGATGACACATCAGAGCAATTAAGGAATATTTCCCTTCTATCAAGACCGCTCGGTTCCGTTGCTGTTTCATCATCAAACTCAAAAAAGTACTTAATGAATGTTCTTGTAGCTCCTTCACCTTCTCCACCAATTCTAAGCAAATTCTTATAGTTCTTGATTGACTCAAGATACTTGCTTGATAGCAGATTATCGTGATTTGGTGAGAATACAACATACGAGTTCATCGTCTGATTATATGATCTGTCTTTACCAGCATACAAACTGAACTGAAAATGACCATTAATCCAAATCATTTTGAACCCGAGATGTTTCGACTGGCAAACTTTCTTGACAACATCATATACTATATCGCCCATGTACTGAGCGGTCTTATTATATGTGGCAGCTACAACCACAGGATCATTGCTCATAAGAAATTCCATACCAT